TTGCGCTGTTCTATTAATTTAGACTGTTGTGTTGATTGTTGGCTGATTCTATTATCTTTAGCTTTTTCTCTATTTTGCTCTCTTTGATCTAACCCTGATTGTTCGACACCCTTGATTTGCATTTGAAACTGAAACTCTGTAGACATTAAGTTCCTTTTTAATTCAGCTTCAGCTTTTAATTTTTCTATTTCAAAAGCAACGTCAGCTTGCCTGTATTGGATTTTAGCTTGAGACTCCATTTGTATTCTTTGCATCTCACCTTGAGCTTTTGCTTGTTGAGCTTGCATTTGCATCTGAGCTGCCATTTGTTGCTCTTGCATTTTTTGCTGTTGCTCAGTCTCCTGTTTTTGTTTTCTTTTTAATTTTAAAAGTTGATTAGCCATTTTTAAATTATGAAGCTCTCTAATATCAATAGCATCCTCTAGGTTAATATCTTGTTTAGATAAAGCCATTTGGATATTTTGTTCAAGTAAAGCTTTTTCTTCTTCATCCGGAGCAAGCTCAATAAAAATTCCAAAATCATATATATAAAGCTCTTTTATATCTTCTAATATTTTTAAATTGTATTTACCAATCTGCATAGCAAACTCATCTTTAAAATCAGCAAATTCTAATATATCAGCTGTTCTAATTGATAAACACTCTGCTAATGTTTTAGTAATATATAGACTGCCTTGTAATATATGTCTAGTAGCTGTATTACTATTTAAAGCTGCTAATTTTTGTACACCTACTAAAGAATTAGGGTCTGGCGTTGATCCATCTCTAGCTTCATTTAATCCCGTTACCGCTCTAATCATATCTAAGTAATGATTGTAGTTTGCTATTAACATTTGCATTTTACTAGCACCACTGTTTGCGGTAAGTTGTTGTATAGGAACTCTTGCATTATTAAATTCTCCATCTTGGGTGTAACTTCTACCTACAACACTACCAGTTTGAAAATACAATCTCAAAGCATCTTCAGGATTATAAGCATTTCCTGTTCCTAAATCTACTTCATTAAGACCATCTGCGTCTATAAATACACCATCTGGTACAACCCTTGAAACTACTTGTTGAATTTTTAAATGAGTCATTTGTATTAAATCAGCAAATGGTATCATTCGTTTTACTAAGCTTTCAAAAATACCTTTATACATCCTAGGAGCGCAAGCTACATAATTAGGCATAGCAAATTGATTGGAAGATTTTGGACGAACCATGTTTTCTGACAACTCCCATTTTAACATTATATTAGTACCCATTACCATAACTCCATCATACCAAACATCAATCTTTTTTTCAACTCTTTCAAAATTTCCTTCTTCCATCATTTCTTGCGGCGGATTAAATTGATCGTCTTTCTCTACTGTCCTAAAACTTCCGTCCGCCATCTTTTTTCTTTTGTAAACAAATGAATGAGTGGTTTTATAGTTAAAATATAATATAGTTGCAGTGTCTCGGTAAAACATACTGTTTTCAAAAAACTGCTGATTATTATAGTAATTGTACCATGATTGACTGTATTTAGCTATCGTATCTAAATCTTCATTACTTAAGCTAGGATCAATTTTAATTAACTCTGTCATTGGAACAGTTTTAATTTCTCCCCAATAAAAACAATCTTTAAAATAAGGGTCTTCAGTGTAGCTATAAACTACGTTAGCTGGATCCACATAATCAATTACAACACCCTGTCCAGCTAAAAATTGATGCTTTGTAATTCCTACACCTAAAGTACATATATCATAATCAACTCGACTTCTTATGTCATCATAATGATTTTCATCTAACAAAGTGTTAATAGCTTCTTCTTCTGCAATTTCTATTGCAGGTTTATATTTCATTTGCATAAACAATTCTAACTCTTCATCACTTTCTGGTAATTCATCAGTGTTAGTTGAAAACATATTAATACCCATGTCAGACTCTATTTGATTAAATAAAGGTCGAGCAATCATATCTCCTTCAATCATTTCTTGGAACTCACTTCTTTTTTCAGCAGACATTGCGTCTTGTGCGTAAGCGTTTATTTTAAACAACCTGTCGGACATTCCATTTACTACTATATCTACAAACTTTGGGATAATAGCCACTGGTGTCCAATCAAGATTTAAATAAGATAAATCACCGTCTATAGCTAATTCGTTTTTATATTTTGCAATTGACTGTTCACCACGTGCATACAATCTTAATCTCATAAATTCTCCCCATTGATTGTAAAAACGGCATGAACCATTGTCTCTACGGAACCATTCGTATTGAATAGCTTGTCCTATTTGTAAACCATACTCAACTGTATCTTTAACGGAATCCGATGCAAACTGGTCAGGAAATGCGGCAGCTTGAATTTTTATTTCTACTTCTTTCATCTATTAAGTAATTGACTTAATGAGTTAGTGTTATTATATCTTGCAAAGTTAATGCTTATTTTTGATTGTTTTTCAATTGGAGTATATAGGTGTTTTTGATTTGCCATTATTGCTAGTCCTGAACTGATACTTGCATCAAACTTGGTACGATTGTTTATATCAAATTTTGCCCAGTCTTCTAAAGTTTTTTGAAAATACATACTACCTATTTCGTCTTTGTCTCTATAATTTCCTTCTAAATCAAATCCTATATATTTTTCAATGTAAGATTCAATTGCAGAAGCATGAGATTGTTTTACATCTTCTGATGTATTAGGTATCCCACCTAACTCTCTTTCTGTCTTTGATAGTTTGTTATATTTTTTATCTGGCCTATTCATACAAAAACCCCTGTATCCTCTGTTTTTAAAATGATACAACAATCTAGGTTTATTGTTTTCACACAAAATAGGCATGCCGTAAAAAATACAGGCCATCAAAACTTCTTCAAAAAATATCTCAGCAGTTTGTGGTCTAGCAATATATTGTAAAAAAAATTCATTACTAGGGGCATCATCCATGTTAAATTTAGTTAGCCCATGTAAAGCTCCATTAGAGCCCTTACCAACAACTACTCCAGAAATATCATATGAATCACAACCAAATGATCCTATATGTTCATTGCCTGGATATTTTTTACCACCTTTTAAAACAACATTATTTTGAAGGGTAGCTTTGGGAATGTAAGATACAAAAAATCTTCCTCTTTTATTAGGGCTCCAAATTACTTTAGAATCTTTAATTCCATCCTTCCAATAAAATCCACCTTGTGTAATGTGATGTGCAATATTTAATGAATCGTTATAATCTATTTGTTGATATATTTTTGTTAAATTAAATAAAGATTGTTTGCTTTCATCTCTAAAAGCATGAGATTCGGTTCTAGGAAATTGTCTGTAAAATTCGTTCAAAGCATCAGGATCAGACGCTAATGATTCTACTTCATTCTCCCAATAGTCTACAGCTCCTTGGTAGATATATTCATCATCAATCCCAAGTATGGGTTCGGTAGGATTCTTAAACACTGGCATACCATATTTGTCAATAAACCCTTCCATATTCCATTCCATAGGAATAAATAAATTATACAATCCACTTTTTGTTTGGCCATTTGAGTTTCTATTTAAACAAACTGAAGATTCAAATAAATCTTTAAAATTTTTACCACCTTTATCTAAAGCATTAGATGTTGATCCCATCAAACATTTACCAATAACTTTACTACCTAATCTTAAACAAGTTTTAGTAACTCTCCAGTTATTTAATATATTCTCTGGCCTTTCCCATTTACCACTTTCATCATGTATAAGTAGTTGTAATTTTTCTCCGTCATAACTGTTGTCCGATGTATTTTTCCAATCAATAGTTGTATCTAATCCTTCTAGCTCACTATCATTTACTTCATACATATTTTTTTTCGTAATCTTAGAAGCTGGCACACGATAAGCTAATTCAGTTTTAGGTTTATCCATACCATCTTGTATGGGTTTAAAAAAGAAAGGATAATTATTTGATATAGGAACTATTTTATCTGTAAACATTTTTTTTGCATCTGCACCTGTTTTAGATAAAATTCCAATTCTTGAATCTTTGGTTATTGTAGCAGTATTAACTCCCTCACAAGAACTCATAAATGAAAATCCTGAACGTCTTATTTTTAAGTAACACATACCAAAAGATCTTTTATCAGCTCTACATGCTTCCCAGTATATATAAAATATTCTATTAGCTTCTCTAAAATCTGGATGTCCTACATCTATTTTCGTCCATTGTAAATACATATAATGGGTTCCAGTAATGTATGTAGGTACGCCATTGTTTTTAAACCAAAAACCTTCTTCCCTTCTATCAAACTCTGTTTCTATGTAATCAATCCATTTGGTTTTAAAAGAACCTGGTGTTTGATGCCATTGAAAAATAGATTGAATTCTTTTTAATTCTTTTGGTAATTCAGTTGCTTCCCAGTACTGATCAATTTTATTTTTACTTTTTTGATATATATTATTAGGGGGTTTAGGTAAAGCAATTCGTAATCCATTTATATTAATTATATCTTGTATTTGACCAGATTTAGAAATAACTACTATATCATATTTATCATTATATCCATATTGCCATGTTCGTGCTTTATTTTTTGTAGATAAAACATTTTTAGGAACTACATCATGTAGTTTTATGTAAAGTTTATTTTGATCTTGATTCTGCAAATCCTTTAGGTGTATTTTTATTTTTTATTTCGTTACCTTCTAATAAATCTTTTTCATCCTCTATTCTTTTTAATATTTCAAAAGCGTCAAATATAGCTAGTTTTTTAGTAGCTGCTGCGTTTTTTAATCTATCTGCCGCAAGCTCATCATCAGCGTCATATTTAATTATATCTTCTTTTGCAACTTTAATTAATTGTAAAACTGCTTTTTCTCCAGCTTTTATTATTTGTTCTTTAATTTGTTTATTATCCATTATTTAAAACCATTGTTATATTTTCCGTATACATTCTGTATAATTTTTCTCCATCAACATTAAACTCATATTCGCTGTCTGGAGTAAATGATATTTCATCACCAACCTTAACACCTAGTTTTTCTAATTGATTGTTTATAAATTTCATTCTTCCAATTAAAGGTTCTTCTTTTCCTGTTTTGTTTAAATAAGATAATTTTACAGGAACAGGTTTTACAAAACAATATTTTGAATGAGAACGCCATTCACTACCGTTGTAATATAAAAAAAATTGGTCAGGATCTATAAAAAACAAATCATTTCTAAAAAAACTTTTACCACTTTTTTCTATACCCTGCATGTCATAATAAAATTTAAAAACATTATGATGCACTAATAATATATCTCCTATTTTTATTTCCCCTTTATAACTTATAGGCACTGAAATAACTTGAGCAAAACGGTTGGATGATTTGTGATCTTCTTTCGAAACACTAATTATAAAATCTATATCTCCAATTTTTTTCTCATTATCATACCTTTTACCTTTTAATGGACGTACAATAAATGAATATGGAGATTGCATTAGAAATTAATATTATATTCTAATGATATAGGTAAAGTCATTTTAAACTCTTTCCACAACAAAAGTTCTTTATTTTTTTCAATCCATATTTTATAAGATTCTTCTCTTTGGTCTTGTTGTATTAAGTGTATTACATAAGTACCACCTAAAACTTCCTGCCCCACTATATAGTGCATCGCTCCTGACTTGTAGTCAGCTCCTATGGAAATCTTTCTAATGTCCATTTAATTAGAATGAAGTATTGGCTGTAAGTACTCTGTATAAAATGTTAATTCTTAAAACACCATTTCCTTGAGTTGGATTACCGATATTAGTAAGTAGTAATGGTGCGTTGGCTCCTAAAGCGCCAGCTGTAACACTTTGTTTTAATATTACATCTGCAACAGAATTTATGGTGGTTGAAGCAATGGTTGTTATTGCAACACCATTTAAACTTACAGTTGAGTTATTTATAAAATTATAAGCAGTAGTGCCTACATCCATAAATACATCAAATGAAATAATATCATAAACCTTGCCTGCACCTGGAGCTGCTAATAAAGTTACATCGGTTGTACCTAAAGTAGTTAAATCTGAATCTTTTACTTCAATATTAGCAACAACAGTATCTATTCCAAATAAAGTTTTTACATTTTCTAACTTACATGTTTTAGTTAATAAATTATCATTTTCATCACTTAGTACAAAGTAGTCGTTTAATGTCGGTGAAACATTTGGATACGCTACTGTGTTACTAATTTTTGCCATAACTTATTTTACTTCTTCAGTCTCAACTTCTTCGACTTTTTCTTGTTGTTTTACTTCCCCAGTCATAATATCTATTACTGCATCTTTACCATATTTTTCTGCTAAAGATTTTTCATCGACAGCAAAAGCTTTACGTAAATCATTTATGTTTTCTACTTGAGCTAGAACTCTTAAAACGTTATCAGCTATATCTATCTTAGCTTTTGTAAACTCTTGATTTAATCCTTGGATTCTTTTTAATTCTTCTTCTGTTAATTTAATTTGACTCATTTTTATTTATTTAAGATTTATTTTCAAATATAGTAATTATATTTTATTCGGCTGGAGGATTATTGAATGTAAAATATAACATCTCATCCACCGGTTTCTTTTCTAAATCCACTTGTTCTTGTATAGATTTCTGCATCGACACCACATCTAGTCCTGCTTCTAACCATCCAATAACTACATTTTCAAAATCTTGATCATTAGCCCATGGTATAAAAGGAGTGTTGGGGTCGTATTCTATATCGTGAGTGGCAATTATACTAGAGCTATATTTACCCTCAGAACCAGTGTAAGTGTAATGTATTGTATAAATTACATTGTCATGACCCTCATCATGTATTTTCGCATCCATTGCGTTTATTGTCCATTGATATGCTAGTGCCATAATTATATTTTTTACAAAGTTAATTATTTATTTTTAAGTATTTCTATTTCTTTTTTAAGCTCTTGTATTGCACCAACTAATAATGGTACTAATTTAGACTGGTCGATTCCTTGATACTTTTCGTTACCATCTTCATCTACTTCATCTTTATCTCCACTTATAGCTTCTGGCACTATATCTTGTACTTCGTGTGCTAAAAAGCCATCATATGTTTTATCAGGATTTGCAATAAAATTAAATCGACTAGGTTTTAATTGACTTACTCTATCTAAAGCATCAGTCATTTCAACTACATTTTCTTTTAATCTGTAATCAGAAGAAGTGTTAAATGCAGTACCATTTCCAGTCGAAGTAATTGAGCCAACCGCATTATCACTTGTATCTCTAAAAGATACTTGTATTCCTGAATCAGTACCATCAGCACCATCAGCTCTTAATGTCAGCGTTGAATTA